ATGATTAACAACAACCATTGGAATATCTTTAATAGTCAAATGAGGTGTTACCATTCTAAATAAAGACTTCATCTGTTTAGCGCGAGTCATATCCGCAACAGACTTACCTTCAAGTGCATCATCCACTTCTTTCTTAGATGCAAGGTTACCTACAGAGTCAATACAAATGAGAACATGATCACCTCGCTCAACATTGTTAATCTGACTCATAATATCAAACTTTAATTGTTCAATATCTGTTATAGGGGTATGTAATACCCTGCTTGTGTCAATCCCGAAACTATCGAAATAAGACTGAGGGCTACCGAACTCAGAATCATAAAATAATAAAATAGCATCTTCATATTTTTCTAAATACGCTTTCGCAAGTAATAATGAAAAGGCTGTCTTGAAATGTTTAGAAGGCCCAGCAAAAACTGTTAAGCCTGGGGTCAAGCCACCTTCTAAACTTCCCGACAACGCCACATTGATCATAGGAACAGATGTTTGAATCATATCTTTCTTTTGAAAGAATTTTGATTTATTTAAAACTTCTGTTTCTTTGATCGTCGAATTTTTCTTCAATTTATCAAGTAATGACATAGTGTCTCCTTATGTATATAGTATATTATAATGTATAACGCTGTATTTGTCTATTAAAAAGATCAATCTGCAGATGCTGATGCTCCGCATTTTGCCCTTTTGTCTTTAGTTAGTTTACCAAAGTCTACAGGCCATTCTTTGCCTGGTTGTAATTCTTTACCTACGGGTGGCACTATAAAAGCAATCTTTGCTTCTTTAACGATATCTGCAACATGTACTCTGTACTTTGTTAAGTCGTTTCCTAAATTAGGATATGGTGGAATATGCGGAAATTGCCATGCAGCATATTCATTTGTTTTACGATTGATTACAATCTTATAAAACGCGTGAGGTACAATTACACCTGAACCAATTTTCTTATCTGTTATATCGTTATAGATACCACCACCGTAAATTGTAAATGGTGCATCTAATTGAACCGTCCATCCGCGTACAGATGTCTCCAATAATTTCCAAATGCCTCTATTCAATGAGCCTGCTTGAGGAACCATATTAGTCATTAAGAATGATTCAAATTCAACTTGAGTATCCCAAGATAAATCTCCGTCGGGTGATACATGGCCCTTGTCATATCCTGTACCAGCATAGTCGCCAGGTACAGCTCCACCTTTAACAGATTGATCTGCAGCAAAAGCATTTGTTCTTGCAACACAACCAAGAGCATTCTTTGGCTCTAATGTATATGCTACATATGCAGGAATCTTTGCTGGGGCATCATATGCCACAAAATATGCTTGACGGCAAATCGGTGTATATTTCTTAGCACTATCGGCAAAACCGAATGGGCTATGTACCTTACATTGCTCGGGCGGCAATGGTTGGCGCTGATCCCATGCTTGAGACCCTGTAGCAAGTAATGCTACGAATAATGTTACTAATAATTTTTTCATCCGAATAATCCTTCTAATGTTGCTTGGGGTTTAGCAGACCACCCGATTCCATCCAAAATCGTATTCATTGGTTCTAAGAATGATTTCTCGAACATTGTATCATAATCTGCAAATCTTGTCAGATTTAATTCTGGAGGTATAACGGTATTGAATGCTATACAATTTTCACCGATAGTATTAGGTTCCTTTAGATAGATGAACTTAATCTTATCGCCTTCTTTAATCTTCTCATATTTCATACCTAATCCATTTTGATCAATATGAAAATTATATAGTAGAGCTCCTCTGACGTGCATTGGAGTTGCCTGTTTATATATGGCTGCTCTATCAGTATATTTATTAAGGCCATTAACGCCTCGAGGGAAAGATATTAGTTCGGGTTTCATCTTTCTATATTCTGCTTCAAACCCTCGAATGTAATCTTGTAGAGTTTGTTCATCAGATGTTAGTGCAAGTTTAACCGCTTTTCGCAAGCCATCTCTAATTGGTTCGGGAGTAGAAGATCTTACAATTTCTAATCCCATGACCTTTAACTTGGGTTCGGCATATTTGACACCTTCGTTATTATAAACATTCAAAGCATATCTTTTCTTAGCTACCCATACGCCCGTTTCTGCGATTGCCTCTCGCTTAAATGAAATCTTATTATCAAATGCGTTAGTATAAACTGCCATTTCTTCTGATACTTTATTTAGTACCTCTTGAATCTTACTCTCACAAATCTCATCCAGTATATCAACAATCTTTTCTGGTGCTTTGCCTTTGTAGAACTTTTCTACAAGTGGCGCAAATGTGACATAACAAGAATCAGTATCAGAATAAAACGAATATTCATAATTCTTTGTTCCGCAAATTTTATTCAAGTATGCGTTCAATGCTACACCGACCTTTTGAATAATATACTGACCTGTAAGAGTAATTCCTTCTGCTACTCGGTCATCATAAAATCTAAAAAACTCATTTGCCATGGCTCCGAATAATGAATTCATCTGAATCTTACGAGCCATCTGAAAATTATTATACTTTGAAATTTCTTTTTGCCAGACTTTATCTTTAGTCTCTTCATATTTGCTCTGTGCGACCAACATTAAATTTTTATATTTCTTTCGGTCATCAAATAACTTCTGAACAATCTCGGGGAATATACCCTGCTTATCATTTTTATAGCAAACACCATTTGCCGACATACAAATATTATTGCTTGCAAGAGCAGATGTGTCAACTTTACTTTCAAGTAGTTCTGAAACCTTAATGTCCAAGTATTGTCTTTCCTGCGACATTGTTTCTGGCGACATATTATATTGCATAATGATTGAAGGATATAGACTTGTTGCATCAAAAGAAACGACCCAGTCATACTTACCTGGTCTAGGCGTTTGTACATACGCACCCGCAATTTGTCTGCCTTGCTTACGCTCATTCTGATGAACCATAATATTCTTTTTCAAGAGTTGGTTATACAAAATACAATCCCAAGTTCTTACTGCTGAGAAAATGTCTACATAATTACACTTGGCATCATATGCCATTGTCAGAATCAATTCAATGAGTTTCATCTTCTCTTCAAGTTCGTCAACCAATTCACAATCGATTACGTTATAACGAATAAACTTTTGCCAATCCTTTTTCCAGAATTCGGAGAAGGATGAAAACTCATCATAGTTTAATTTTTCTTTACCTAGTTCTACTTTAGCAATGTGATCTAATTTATAGGATTCCTGATTACCATAAGTAAACTTCTTATACAAATCCAAGAAGTCTAGAATAGCAATGCCGAGTAATGTAAAAGAAATATTCTCTTTCTTAAACTTAAGAATATTCTTTTCTTCTACAACTTTCCAAGGCGAGAGTTTCTTCATCGCATCTTCGCCTAGGATTTTATTAATACGATTACATAGATATGGGATATCAAAAAACTCGACGTTCCATCCTGTAATGATGTGAGGATAATCTTCTGAGATGTACTCGATGAACTGAGTCAACAAATCTATTTCATCTTTACATTGTACATATGTGTGTCGTTCGTTTACAGGTTCACACGGAAACAGACCAAAAGATACAATCTGTTTTGTTACATAATCTTGTGTAGTAATCACCAACACTTTTTCATTAGGATTCGCAATATCAGGGAATCCATTTTCTGCAGATGTCTCAATATCCAATGTCCATATCTTTAACTGAGACATATCAAATTCTATATCATCAGGAAATTTCTCAGAAATATACTGATACCCATAATTCGTATTTCCATAGATTTCAAATCCATCCACATCTGAGTATCTTTTTACATAGTCTTTAGCTTCGTTGATACTTTCGAATTTAATCTCTGCTAGATCTTTTCCGAATAGAGACTTTGCTGTTGCTTTTTCTTTGGATGGGACGTACAGAGACGGTTTATATGAGACCTTATCTTGTACAACATGTCCGTTGTTTATCCCACGGACAAGGATATTGTTACCATACTGATTTACGCTAGTATAAAACTTCATTAAATAGGACCTTAGGTATATAAATATTATGTATGATTATATAGTAATCTCGTGATTTTGTCAATGATATTTTAGTTAAAAAGGACAAATCGCAGTGTTATTGTACAAGCAACGTGTTAGTGGAAAAGAGCAATGGATCCGATAACCTTATTCGCTCTTGCTAACGGTGCTGTATCTGCAGTTAAAGCTGGCTGTAAACTTTACAGGGATATAAAGGGTGCAGCTGGAGAAGTTAAAGATGTTCTAAAAGATCTTGACGAGCAATTTTCCAAATTACATCCCCCAGAAAAACCCGCAACAATAGAACAACGTAATCAGTTTGTTCAAGAAAGAAATCGTGTTGTAGAACTAAACAAGAAACAAGGCGAGACTACCGGCATCTATACTGAGATCGGTAATCACCTTGGTGCATACTATGATAACTATTACAAATGCATGGCAATATTTGAGGAAGAAGAAAGACGTGCAAAGAATGAAGTATACGAGGGCGATGATAGTTTAGGTAAACGAGCATTACAAAGAGTTCTAATGAAAAAACAATTAGAACAAATGGGAACTGAATTACGTGAAATAATGGTATATCAAAGTCCTCCAGAACTAGGTGCTCTTCATACTGAGGTTGAAGAGATGATGGAAGTTATGGGCAAGGAACAAAAGGTTCTTATCGCAAAACAAATGCGAGAGGATAAAATAAAATCTGATAGAAGACGTAAAAGATTAGAATTATTAAGAGCGGAAGCAGCTTGGGGAGTAGGTGCGTTGGTAATAATAATTGCCGTCGGTTGTATGATGGCAGTGGTTGTGGAGAATCGAAAAAAATTATATCCGCAATACGGTGATGGTTGGATACCTAAATCCGAAGCAAAACGACAAAGAGAAGCATTACCTCAAAAATACATAGGAAGATAAATGTTCAAAAGATTAGCAGAAGAGTATGAATATTTGTGGGACTGGTTATTAAATAAGGGCGTATTTGTTGCGCTTCTTATTATCGACGCATTCATATTATTTTGTTTTATAATAGTAATGATATTTGTGAGTTTATTTACAGGCAAACACTAAGGGAGTAATTATGGCTGAAGTAAAAACAGAAACTAAACCTCTATCTCGTTCTGAGCGAGAGGCATTAATTAAAGACAAAGCAGGATTAGTTATCGTTGTTATGGCTTTGTTCATGGCAATTACTACATACTATGCTAGTAGTTTCAGTGGCGCAGTATTAAAGAATACATTAAAGGCAACAGATACTTATGCATTTTTTCAATCTAAATCAATTAAGCAGGCTATTGCTGAAGGACAACGCGATGATTATATATCTCGCGGAGACAAAGTAAAGGCTGAAAAATTAGATGCTAAGATTGCTCGATATGAAACTGACCCTGAAAAGGGCGAAGGCAAGAAAGAGCTATTAGCAAAAGCACAGGGATATGAAAAGGCACGCGATGAAGCAAGCAAACATACTCCCTGGTTAACATTTGCTAGCATGGCCTTCCAATTAGCAATTGTATTACTATCAGCAAGTATTCTTGCAGTCAATAATAGAATGTACAAAGGAAGTTTATATGTTGCCGTTGCAGGTATTCTACTATTAAGCCAAGGTATTTGGCTTTGGTTTTAATTCGCTTCGACGTTTAATTTTGTTACGTTCGGAGTGGGGCGACCCATTCCTGACATGATCTGTATGCCAGAACCAAACAAAGCGTTGTATTGGTTATAGACATCTTCCTGCAATTCCGCAGACCAAATAATTGCATTTTCTTTAACCACAATAGTGTGATCTTTAGCATATCCTGCGTATGGGACAAGTGCCATTGAATGATTGTCCGGACTAGACTTAGACGCAATCAACATAAGTGCACAAGGCTTTTCAATAGTTATCAATCCATCATCTATTTCAAGATCACCGATAACTTCTTCGCCTGTAACTAATTTAACAACTTTAATCATATTTTACCTTAATAAAAAAGGGGACCGAAGTCCCCGTGTTTAGCGACCCTTTAAACCAGGATCGGTTCTGTGCTTTTTAATTGCTTGTATTGCTTCAAGAATACTTAAAAAGAATTTCTTCATATCATACCTCTTCTTTGCAAGTTACGCATTCTGTTATCAAAGTCTACATAATCTACAGACTGTGCGAGATAAGATTCTATCTCATCTTGATATGAAATGGTGAAAGTTCTTTTCACCCAATTCCAAAAATTGCTCACGTAAGGCGTGTCAACCCCGCCTAGAGCTTCTAGTTCTTTTTGCATTTTTTACCTTTTGAGTATTGAATTACAGATCACGACCTTGTGGGTCTTCTGTAAGGAGTTCTCTTTTTGCTTTAACTTTTGTTTTTACTTCTGCCTCAGAATCTTTTACTTCAATTTTCTTTGGCTTCTTGTGCTCAGGAATAATACGCTCCAGGAAAACCTTTAACATACCATTCATCATAGCCGCATCTTTTACTTCGACTGTATCTTCCAAAGCAAAAGATCTTGTGAATGCGCGATTAGCAATTCCTTTAAATAAGAATGCGTCGTCGGCTTCGTCATTCTGTACATTGCCTTTGATAATCATCTTACCATCAGCCAATTCAATTTCAATATCCTGTTTAGCAAAACCAGCAACAGCTAATTCGATAACGTAAGTGTTATCGCCTGTTTTCCTGATATTGTATGGGGGATAGTTTGGGATTGCCTTCGTTAGATCATCATGGATCTTGGATAGGCGATTGAATTGGTCATCGAATCCTACAAAAAATCTGTCGAAATCTTTAGGTAGGTTGTCTAAAAAATATTGCATTTTGTGCTCCTTAAATAAGCGAGTAAATTAAAATGCTACCCCGAAGGCATAGCGTTGGCGAAGGTTTTTTACAAGGTTACCTTCTCCTTGTTCCCATCTCGGGGATTCTCTATTATATATTATTTAGTGCTAGTTGTCAACTTTTTCTTACCAATGTTATACTTTGTTTCAAGTGCCCACTCATTTTTTTCCTTATGGGAGATTACTTTGATTTGGGAAAGTGGAGCATAATCGGTAAAGTAATCAGGATTGTTAATTTTAACCAATCCCCAATCAACTAATAGTTTTGAAATTGTGTTTCTACGCTGTAGATCATTGTCTGTTAGATCTGCAGATTTACCATCTAAAGCAAACAGTTCTTTAAAATGGACAATGAAATATCTACCCTGCTTATGTAAAATGTGGCAAGACTGAAATAGTGTTTTGTCCTTACGAGAAGCTACACCTATTCTAGTTAGAGTTTCACGTACTTTTAAAAAATCGTCGGGTTCGGATAGTATGACTTCCAGAGGATGATACCCCGGGAAATCAATAGAGATTATATCAGTACTCATTCTTACCACCTTTTGTTATTCTTATTCTTAATTCTTTAATAACCGAATCATTTAGAAGTGGAAGTACTTGTTTTGCTTTTTCTGTGCTGTATCCATAGTATTCTTTTACAATTTCCAAATCATCGATTTTCTCAGCCTTGATCCATTTATTGAATCTTTTCTTAGGCCTAATGATATTTATAAGAAATTGAAATTGTAGCAGTTTATCTATGTGCGGGCGAGAATTCATCTCATTTGCGGGGATTACAGTATCGTGTCCGTAGGATAACCCTTTGTTTATAATGTATGGATTATATTGTTTTTCTGACCAATCGTCAACTATTAAATTTTCTTTGCTGTGATGTATTGCATTTATAAAATCAAAGGGAGAGATTGCTGGTGCTTTATACGGAACTTCAACAATTTTCTCGACAGGTGTTCCAAATAAACTCATAATACCATCCTCAATAAACCGATAGTATCTATGGTAGTAAGCAGGAGGTAGTTAGCAAGCATACCAAATGATTTCCTAGTCCAACTAGCCCAAGCATACATAGCGCAACCACTAATCCAGATAGGGTATAATATAATAAGAGGGGGATTAGGGACGGTTGTTGCCATCGTGATAGAACAGCCAACACTGATAGCCCAAGCACAGCACTCAATAAGAAAGCGAAATCTGTTAGAAGCGAAGTCATCTTTTATCCATTGTAAAGTAGGTTGAAAAATGTTTGTCATTTGAATTCTACTGCTGCCATAATCTCAGTCAAACAAGCAACTAGATTAATTTCTTGGTCAGCGCAGAATGCAGATTTATATTGATAATCTGCCAATAACAAGACCAACTGCGGAACCTGTTTTACATGATCAGTCAAAGTGTCATATAATTTTCTAAAGATGGTTCCAGGATCATTATCAATATTGTTTACAACCCAAGTACGCATTTTCTTCCAATCGCCTTCTTTTAAAGAAGCGATTAGTTCTTGCATATTGGATTCGCCTAGATTAACAAAGATACCTTCGTCAATCTTTCCTGAGGCTGAGTATCTCTGCAATTCATTTAGTACACGTCTATAGTCAGGGAAATGTTTTTCAATTACCTTTGCGATTACTTTGCCGTCAGCATCAATCTTTTCAATTGACATAATCTCGGTAACACGCTTGAAGAATGCTGCCGCAATCTTTGGTCTATCCGCTTTAGGTAATTTAAATTCAATTACCGCGGTACGAGAATGAAGCGGAGGAATGATTCTATTCTTAAAGTTACAAGTAAGAATAAATCTACAATTTGCTGAAAACTCTTCAATGAATGCTCTTAAGGCAGGTTGTGTGGAGTTAGGGTTAAGATAATCTGCCTCGTCTAAAATTACAACCTTTGGCTTACCACTGAATGATACAGTAGATGCAAACTGTTTAATCTTTGTACGAAGGACATCAATACCGGATTCTTCCGAACCGTTAATGATAATATAATCTGTTTCTAATTCTTCACACAATGCTCGAGCAACTGTGGTCTTGCCCATACCCGCTCCGCCACATAATAGCATGTTCTGAATCTCACCCTTAGATAGCATCTCTTGAAAGATATGCTTTTGTTCTGCGGGTAAGATACAGTCATCTAATTTTAGCGGGCGATACTTTTCAACCCACAAAAATTCATTTTCACGATATTCCATAATAACCTCATAATATAATTAAATCTCATCATGCCATTTAAAACCAAGAAGATGCTTGGCCATAAATCTGATAATAGCATTTGGTTTAGTAGGTCTATACACAAACATACCGTCTGTGATTTGCCATTTACCAACATTCCTTGTAGAAGGTTTTACGACAAAGGAAGTGGGTTGATGCCAACCGATAGTACCTGTGCCGCTATTAACTAAGTAATTTCCATCAAATGAAACTGTATTATAGTTCCATTGTTTCTTTCTAAACTCAGCAATCCATTGTTCGCTGGGAGTGAAATCTAACTCTAACGAGATTTGCTCCGTTAGAGGATAGAAGAATTCAATTTCAAACTGTTGTTGCATCTGGGACAGTATTAAGTTCGTTAATACGTTGCTCTAATACACTTATTGTCGTATTAAAATGTCCTGTGCCTTCTTCCATTGGTTTGTAGTAATACCGCTTTAGAGTCTCTACTTCATTCTGAAGCACAGCAATATACTCACGTCTTGGTACATAAAAATTTGGTTGCATATTACACCACCGAATCTGGTTCCATTGCGATAAAATAACCCAATGGTTTTGTTGCATGTTTAAATTGGAATGCCTTTTTCTTTGATACTGTTACTGTATAAGCGTCAGGGATAATCTTGAAGTTTTCTACTGCCATATGGCAATCAAATGTATGCTCGCATTTGCCGATAACTTTCTTATAGGTATTTGCTGTATCATTTTTCTTATCACCGATGGTCAAAGTAACATCATCCCCTTTGCAGGAGATTGTGATTGTTGGCGCGCCAGTAATAGCTGCCGCTTTCATAATCATGTTAACATCTTCGGATGTAAGTTTAAACTCATAGTGTGTATCTACTTCAATATCCTTTGTAGGTGCCGCAACAATAACTGTAGGGCTAGAATAGAAATATTCAAATTTACCTGAGTCTTTAGAAATTGTTAAACTTTTCTCACCAAACTCTACATTTTGATTTTCCATAAGTGTTAGCAAAGCCAACAACGAATTCAAATCATAGATTGCTACTTCTTCAGGGAAGTTTTCAGCAACCGTAGCTTTAGCAAAAATGTTTTTCGCTGTACTAATTGTGGATAAGGTATTACCCTTTCTGATAAGAATGTTACTGTTAATAGCAGCAAAATTCTTTAGGGTATCAATCGTCTCTTTACTGATCTGCATTATTTAATCTCCTTAGTTTCAATGTCATGCGTATATAAAAGCATTAAAGCATAGTGTAACACCTTTAGTATATCTTGTCTATTCCTTCCGGCTTTCTTTCCATACCTTTGGACATATTTCATTACGTTACCAACGGTAAATCCGACACCGTGTCCACTATCAATGACAAATTCAGTTGCCTGAAACTTATTCATTGAATAGTGTTCGCCGTAAGTGGCGTCGATATATTCTTTAAGCTCTTTAATAAGAGCATCCTCGTTATATTTGTAGTTTATTTCTTTCTCCATGGGTATCCATCCTTAAATTTCTTTTCCATCAATCCATTACCCCATCTAAAGAAGTCAGCCTTAACTGAATCTTCTCTATTACCTACTCTATAATTCAAAGAATATATTCCATTTGTATCATAAGTAAATCCATGTTGTAAAAGTACTTGCATAATAATACGATCCACTTCAGGTTGATCGTCAGGATGTCTTGCTCTACGATACCACAAAGGAGAAATTTGTATTGCTATAGATGTAGGTAAAAAGTATGCACCAACATCTACAAAATATTCTTGTTCACTTAAGCATGTAGGCCATTTACCTAAGTTTTCACAATCATCAAGACAAACATAGTTGCTATCTTTGTCTACTATTTTTCGTAATGAGAATGCCCAATCATTTGTCTCACAAACTTTAACTAATGTTTCCACGTGAGCAGGATCAATATAATTATCTTCATCTAAAAACATTACATAATCTGAATCAACTAGATATGGAACTGATCCATATATTCTATGCCCATTGTATTGACTATGCCCTGTGTTATAGGGGAGAGTGAGGAATGTGGGGGAGGTCTCTAAATCTAATTGTCTATATGTCTTGTCTGCAAAATCAGTACCATCTATAACTATAAGATGCTCTACATTATCATAGGTCTGCTTTGCTACAGAATTTGCATTCTGTTTCAAATAGTCGGAACCTGTTGTTGGCGTAATTACTGTTACTCGTTTACTCATATTCTATAACTTCTATACCTTCAGGAACTTTAACAGGGATACCACCGAGATCAAGCTTTCTTGCATTGTGATAAAATATTTTACCCTTAGTCATATTTTTATAATATAATTGAAATACTAAATTATTGATACCACTATTAATTACGTGAACTTCTTTAGCAAAACAGATTGCATCTACATAATCTAAAACGTCGTCGGTGTCTTCTTTAGCAACATTATGCCTTGGCAAATCTGATTTGATCTTAAGATCAAATTTTCCATATGTGCTAGCATCATGAACAAAAATATAATTTTCACCTATTGTTGTCTTTAAGTTATGATACCATTTATAAGAATCATCTAATCTTTTCGGTAGTATAAATTTATCATACTCCGCATCAGGATTTACCCCAGATGTGATATAAAATGATTCCTCAAAATTATCATAATCACATTTTTCAAATCCAACTCTCATTAAAGGATAGTTTGTTTCTTGTGAATATTTCAAAACATCTTCTGCTTCGTTGTCAACGGGAACAATATTAACATCCTCGAAGTCTTCATATAAATGCTTTACTGTCTTATTATAATGTCTTTTACAAATTAAGTCTATTGAATAGTGTTCCAACAATGAATGGATTAATCCATTACAGATAAAATGGTCTCCTAGACCAGTATGGTGATGTACTATAATTCTTGGTTTCATAATAGTGCTTGATCATATACGGGAATATCGTTAGCGTCATATGTTTGCCCTATAAAATCTTTCCCTATAGATTGATAGGTGTTTCGCATCCACATTGTTTCTTTTATGCCATGTATCATAGCAACGTGTTCTAATCTAGGCCAGACTAAGTCTCTTAACCAATACTGATCCATTAGATATGTATGTTGTCTATTATATTTAGACAACCCTTTAATCATTTCGGTGTCTAAACCATTTTTTAATCCCCACATACCTGCAAGTATAGGAAACTCATAATGATTAATATGGTCTCGTATTACTGATAACCGACTATCTGAGACGATCCATTCATCTACAATTTGTCGTTCTCTTGCGGACAATCTTGAATCACAATCCCGCGATATGACAATAGTTTCAGGCTCCATTGCATCAAATCTCCAGAATGCGCCGAATGTAAAATCGTCCTCGGGTCTAATCCAAACCGAAGTATTATCGAAAGCGTTTAATGCTGATATATAGATTCCTGGAACGTTCCTACCACAGTAAAATCTACATTCCCATTGAGGAAAATGTA